TTCGTGGTGATTGGGACACTATCACTGATGTGGAAATTAACCCCTTTAGTGGACCCCCTTCTGATGTTACAGACTTTGAGTATCAACTCTCTAGCGGCACTATTTTCTTTGACTGGGAACCTGTCTCAGACCCAGATCTTTCTCATTATGAGTTGAGATATAGCAGTGTTCTCTCTGGTGCAACTTGGGACACTTCCAGTACAGTTATCCGAAAGATTGCTAGACCCGGAACAGCAGCAAGTCTTCCCGCCAGATCAGGTACCTTTCTTATCAAGTCTTACGATAAAGAGGGTTTGTACAGTACTAATGCTACTTCTGTCACAATCCAACCCTCGGAACTTCCCGCTTTGGGAACTACAGATACTGTGACTGAGGATCCCTCTTTCAGTGGTTCCAAGACTAACGTCACGTATGTCTCTAACTCTATTGAGATTACAAACACTGGCGCAGATGGTATCTATAACTTTAATACTTATATTGATACGGGTACCACAAGGAGTGCTAGGGTAACTGGTTTCACTACTTTTGAACGTAGGTACATTAGTGGTGGTAGCCCCCTCTGGGATTACATCCCCCAAAACTGGGATACTTGGCCGGGTAACTTTGATAACTGGTCTGATGAAGACGCACCCTTTGGTGATACTAGGGTGGTTATCCAAGTCTCTGCTACACCAGATGATCCTGCTGGTTCCCCGACTTGGGGGTCTTGGTTTGAAGCTAACGGTAGTTCTCTAATAGGCAGGGCTTTCCGCTTCCGAGCTATCTTGGAGAGTACAAGTCAATACATCTCACCCGGCGTCCTGACACTCAGTGCAGACGTAGAATACTAAGAGGAAAACATGAGTCAACACGATTTCGATATTGCCAATCAAACTTCGGGTTCTGCACGGACCGATATTAACAATGCTTTGAAGGCTTTGGCATCTTGCTCAAGTGGGGCAACTGCCCCTTCGACTACTTATGCCAATATGCTTTGGTATGATACTGCTAACGATCTTCTCAAGATGAGGAACGAAGCTGATAGTGCTTGGATTACAATCAGTAAGATTGACCAAACCACTGGTGCTTTTCCTTACATTGGAACTACACAGATCACTGCTTTTCTTGATGAAGACAATTTCGCTTCTAATAGTGCAACGGCTGTGGCAACTCAACAAAGTATCAAAGCTTATGTAGATTGGATTGGCGGGACTGGTTACACCAACTCCGGGACTGGTTTTGCTTATATCCCTTTCCGAAATGGTATTATAATTCGAGTAGGTAAGTTTGATAGCACTAGTGATGATAACCAAGAGGTTACTTTTCTTGCACCCTTCCCCAATGGGTGTTTGGCTGTGTTGAATGGTGGAACAGCCACTAATGACACTGACTGGACTCCGTGGACTGCCAACAACATCACAGCGGCAAGTTTTTACGCCAATCGGTCGGATGCCGTTAGTGGTACTAAACCCGGCCAGATCTACGTAGCTATTGGGTATTGAGGAGATAACTATGAGTTATCAACTTGGAAATAAATCTCGTCGTAGGCTCTACGGTGTCCATCCTGACCTCATTGCTGTTGTAGAACGTGCTATCCAAATCACTGAACAAGACTTTACTGTAGTTGAGGGTCTTAGGGATATGGAACGCCAACAGTATCTTGTGTCTATTGGTCGTAGTAAAACCCTTAATTCCAGACACTTGACTGGCCATGCTGTTGACCTTTGCCCTTATCCTATTGACTGGGAAGACCACAAGAAGTTCACAAAGATTTCTGAGGCAATGAAAGAAGCTGCTGAGGAACTTGATATTACTATTGAGTGGGGTGGAGACTGGAAAGGCGGGTGGGATAAACCTCACTACCAACTTCCTCATAAACTGTATCCCAAATGAAAAAGACCTACAAAAGAGAAGTAGCTATCTTCCTTCTTCTGTGGTTTATCTATGTTGTAGAGGTTAAGGATGTTACTATCGTTGAAATCCTGGTTTGGCCAGTATTCTCTATTGTTGCTGCTGCTTTTGGTTTTGATCAGTATGCCAAGTTGCAGCAAGCTAGGGGGACTAAGCTTCCTGACGGGAGGGGGGCCGAACGTAGCAGCGAACACCCAGATTGGGAAGACAAATAACCAAACCATTGGTACTACAACTAATGTGGCCCCCACAGCAACTATTAGACCTAATGCTAGAGTTGATAACATTGATCAGAGGACTACAACTACGAAAGTGTCTACAGACAGTGTAGAGAAGGTAGTAGTAAATGAAGTCCCTATGTGGGTCATCTTGCTCCTGATTCTAGGGTGGCTACTCCCCTCCCCCGGTGAAATTGGAAGAAATCTCGTCGCCATATTCAGACGAAAATAACATTAAGACAAACTAAAGCCCCCGGTCCTAAGTGGATACGGGGGCTTCTTTCTTTTGTAGTATTATGGTGTTAAGTTGACAGGGGCCACTCAGCGCATTGGTAGTCTTTAACATACCAACCCTGTTGTTCAACAATAATGATACCATCTGCTAGTGACATCATACATTGGTCTTCCGTTGGGAATAGTTGAGGATGATAGAAAACAGCACACTGAGTAGGGTCAAGACCTTCTGTGTAAAAGGTACAAGCTAGGATTAGTGGGGTAAACATTAGGTTTCCTTTTCTATAAGTTCTGTAAGTTTAGCAAGATACCACTGGGCCTTTCTAAGGTCTTCTGCCCCATTCTTGTAACGCCACCTGTGTAGGTATTTAGCGACATTACCCCTATAGTATCCGATTAGTTCTTCCCTTGACAGGAAGTCTTCAATGTACTCAATACATTCAATCTTACCTTTACCGTAGTGAGCAGGATGATTTACATTATCGGGAAGCATTTCCACACTTTCTTTGTTGGCATCCCCTGAGAGATTCGAACTCCCGACCTAGTGATTAGAAGTCACTTGCTCTATCCACTGAGCTAAGAGGATTGAAATTAGCTGCGCGTTGGACTGTCGCGCCCCAGCCGCCCCTTATTTTGGTGCTGGTAGTAGGAGTCGAACCCACAACCTACTGAGTACAAATCAGTTGCTCTTCCAATTGAGCTATACCAGCCGCTATGGTTTACTCGTTAGTAATATCTTATTTCCTACCTTTGATTTTTCTGAGGGTACTGACCAGCCCCTCTGCCAGATCCACAAGCATTACTAAACTAGCAAGGAGAGTAACTCCCCCAACGATGTTCATCGTAGTATTGGCCTCACTGATCCACCAAGGTAAAAGGAAGCCAAACATCCATGCCCCAAATGCGAGGATCACAAATGCTTGTAGTGCAGCTTTGTACCATAGCTTTTTCATAGTCCTTCCTTAACAAAGACTGAGACCCACATACGAGTCATATCAGAACGGATAATATCGTCTACACCAAACTCGATGACAGGGACAGGTAGCATATGCTTCTTGACCAGATGCACGATCTTGGATAGCCCATCCGCTTCCTTCAAATCCGATTGCATGATGTCTCCGTTCAAGACTAACTTAGTGTTCTCCCCAACCCGTGTCAAGAGCATCTTCAACTCATGGAAGGTGATGTTCTGTGTCTCGTCACAGATGATGAAGGCGTTGTTGAAAGACCTCCCCCGCATGAGGGCTAGTGGGGCAATCTCAATGTTACCATTCTTGATACCAGTCTCTACTACACCTTTACCCAAATGCTCTTCTAGTACATCAATGACAGGCAAGGCCCAAGGTTTGGTCTTTTCTTCAAGATCCCCCTTGAGATAACCAAGGTCTCTTCCTACAGGAATATGTGGCCTAGTGATAACTATCTTATCCACTTGCTTAGTATGGTAGAGATTAGCGGCGTAAGAAGATACCACGTAAGTTTTTCCTGTGCCAGAGGGGCCAAATACCACTACTTGGCTAGAGGAATCTAGTGCATCTATGTAGTCCTTCTGCCTCCCGGTCTTGGGGACAAGACAAATACTGGTTTTGTATTCATCAAACTTGGTCTTAACTCTTCTGCTGGTCTTCTTAGGTACTTGCTGCATTACCCTTGCCCACGATAAGCTTTATAAGAACGCTTCCTGGATTTGTTCATGGAACTTGTTTTTACCCTATGCTTACGATTAGTTTGGGAAGTATTTTTAGGTTTTCCCTCGGGCTTCCAAACAGAACCCATTTTTACTTTAGACATAGCCTCTCCTTGAAGAGCCTTTTAAGGTCATGCTCAGGACCGGGGGTTAGGTCAGATCAACAATTTCGCAAACTTCACCAGTACAAGCAAAAGTCTGGCTAGATTTTGTGTTGTCTTCTTTCTCGTAATCACTCAGCCTTGTCCAGTCAATCTTCTCTGGCATAAGACTCAGCAGTTCTTGATACTCACCTTGGGTGATTTCTTCGTAAGGAGCCTGTTGGTAAGTGTGTTCATTGTAGGGCAGGAAAGAAACACCAGACATTTCATCGAAGTGTTCATACACAAAAGACCCTACTTTGAACCACTCCTCCTTTTTGACGTTGATAGTGACAGAGGGTTTGTGTTCACACCAATGGCGTTGGTAGATGAGCCACATTTCAAGCTGGTCAATAGCAGACAAATCGGAAGTTACTACAGCACCATCAGGAGCCTTCTGAGGGAAGGAAAACACAACAGTCGAAGAGGGCTTCATCACACAGGGTTCACAGGGAATACCTTGCTCCTTCATAAACTGGGTCAGAGGATCTTTAATATCACCCCTTACTCGTCGGATGTAAAAAGGTGAGTGACGAGCATGAATCCCAGATGCACTGTCCACAAGTTGAGAAACTGTACCAGAGGGTTTGACGCAGGTAATAGCAGTGCTGCGAGGGATACCAAGGCGATCAGCCCACTTGCTATTAGTATCAACAGCAATTCCTTTAAGATGCTCAAGGGTTTTTTCCAATCCTTTGTTTTTTAGGGTGAGTAGGGGGTTGTCCATTATCCCTGTGAGTGACACACCAAGCAGACGCTCTTCCTCGGTATTACGCTGCCACACCTTTCGCAAGTAAGGGAAGTGTGTGTAGGCGGATTGGATAGTTCCCAAGATTGTAGCGTATTTAACTTTTTTCTCAAGATCTTCCAGAGTGTCACCAGCACGAACCACAACTTCCGTAAGGTTACAGAATTGGTAAGGACGGAGGATAATCTCGCTGCACGGGTTGGTTCCGTAGGGCCATTCTGTTTCTCGTCTTCCATTCTTACCTGCTTGTTTGACAGAGGCTTGCCGGTTGAAGATACCACGTTCACCAGAACCACTCTCCACCAGTGCCATCCACTCACGCATGAACGATACAGCGTCAGGCTTCTCAGTGTATGCTACAGAGTTATTAGCCAAAGCACGTTGGGGTTCATTTTCCCACCAAGCCCCAGACTTAGCATGACGCAGACGATCATCGGAGAGATTACTAAGACTAATCATTGCAGAGCGACGTACTCCCCCTACAACAACAACCTCACCAATCTTACACATGATGTCGTGGCACTCCAAAGAGGAAAGCTTACGACCCTTTGCACCAGCAAACTTAGAAGTGACAAAGTTGAAGAGTTCTACAAGAGGGGCAGGGCCAGAGGCACGACCACCAAAAGTTTTCAGTTTAGCGCCAGCAGGGCGAACCTTAGATACATCCCACTGAGGGATTTCCCCACTATACAAGAGGGCGATAACCTGACGAAGAGCCTTAGCCCAACCCTCTTTACTATCCTTCACAATAACAGTGGTGTCACTCTTGAAAAGGTTTTCAGGAACCTCTGGAAGCTTAGAGACATACTGCCGTTCAACAGAGAAGCCTACACCAGTTCCACAGAGAAGGATGAACATAGCCTCATCAAAAGACTTAGGATCATCCACAGGAAGATAAGAGCAGTTGTAGCCAGCAGTATTATCCCTATCCAGAGCAGGACCAGCAGTCATCATTGCTCGCATGGAG